TAGCACTCCTATCGCTGTTCAGATCACCCCAGCTATCCCAGGAACTACAACAACTGCACCCGCAGCCGTTCTTCCTACTGGTGGCAATAGCTCAACTAGCTTTATTTTGGGTGTAACAATGTCAAGCCCTCAAGTTATGGTCGTTCCCCCACAATTCTCAATAACAGCAGTCGGCACAGCAAATACGCTGTATGTAATGCCGATGGTAGATCAGAACTAAGGAAAATCATGGCAAATCCAGGCGTAGCAAGTAGCTCAGTTATCAATTTATTACCAGTTCAAGCTGAATATGATGCCAATGGCAACTGTTTGGGTCTTTTTGGTCAAGGTGGACAGCAAATTAATGGCCCTTTGTTAGCAACAACTGTAACTGCACAATCATTTAATACTACAAATCAATTTAACCTTGCTGGCAATCCAGTATTTATTGCAACTGCACCTACAATTTCTGCTGGTTTTGGTACAGGTTCAACAATTACGGCAACAAATACAGTAGGTTTTAGCATAAAAGTAGGCGCAACTCCAGGTTCAACAGGGACTATTTCATTCCCAGCAGCACCAAACGGATGGATTTTAAACGGTTGGAATATTACAAGTGCTGGAACTTTGTATATGCAACAAACTGCCTATACAACAACTAGCGCAACTGTTACTTCTTTAGCTAATTCAAGCGGTTCTGCAACAGCGTTTAACGCTAATGATATTTTGATTTTTACAGCAGTACCTTTTTAAAGGCTAGTTATGGCTACAGGGCCAGCTTTAACGCAGGATCAAAATTTACTGCCTGTACAGGCTTATTTTGACTTACAAGGGAACTTTCAAACCTTTATAGGCCAGAATAAGCCTTTTTACGCTTCTATTAACCCGATTCAATCAGGGTTAACCATTACCAATAGTACGGTTGATAGTACGATTATTGGTAGCACAAGCCCAGCAGCAGCCACATTTACAAGCCTAACAACGACAACAGGAACAATCAGCACAGCTCCTGTTAACGGATTAGACATTACCAACAAATCGTATGTTGATAACTTTGTTCAAGGTCTTAACGCTAAAGCTGCGGTAATTGCCGCTACAACCGTTAATATCACGCTCTCAGGGCTACAAACGATTGATGGGTACACTACCCTAGCTGGTGATCGAATCCTCGTTAAAAACCAGTCTTTAAGCCAAAATAACGGCATTTATATTGCATCAGCAAGCGCATGGACTAGATCGCTTGATATGGATGTATGGGCAGAAGTTCCATCTGCTTATATGTTTGTTGAAGAAGGCACAACTCAAGCAGATACATCTTGGGTCTGTACTAGCGATCCAGGTGGCACATTAGGTGTTACCCCAATTACTTTTGTTCAGTTTGGTTCTGCTGGAGCATATACCGCAGGCACAGGATTAACCCTAGCAGCTAATCAATTTAGCATTACCAATACAAGTGTTACTAGCGGTTCTTATGGTTCGTCTAGTAACACATTATTAGCAACAGTTAATGCTCAAGGGCAATTAACATCTTTATCTGCTACTGCTATTGCTATTGCCAATACTCAAGTTAGTGGTCTGGGCACAATGTCCACGCAAAACGCTAATAACGTGGCAATTACAGGCGGTAGTATCACAGGAACGCCTATAAGCGGTTCTACAGTCGGTGGTACTACTATCACCGCATCCACTCAGTTTAGTGGCCCAGGAACAGGTTTAACAGGCACAGCAAGTGGTTTATCTATCGGTGGAAATGCTGCAACTGCAACATCAGCTACAAGCGCAGGATCTGTAACTAATAGCCTTACATTTAATAATGGTGGCGCTGGTGGAGCATCTGGGTCAACTTTTAATGGCGCATCTGCGTTAACTGTTTCATACAACACTATTGGCGCTCCTAGCACAACAGGAACAGGCGCAAGCGGCACATGGGGCATTAGCGTTACAGGCAATGCTGGCACAGTTACCAACGGTGTATATACAACTGGTAGCTACTCAAATCCTAGCTGGATTACCTCAATTTTAGGTTCTATCGTAAGTGGCGCAGTAGCAAGTGCTACAACAGCTACTAATATCGCTGGCGGTACTGCTGGTGCTATTGCTTACAATTCAGGCGCAGGCGCTACAACATTCCTTAGTTTAGGCGCTACAAACTATGTTTTAACTGCTGGCGCAACTGCTCCGCAATATGTAGCCCAAAGCACCTTATCTGTAGGTTCAGCAACCACAGCGACAACATCTACTAATTTGGCTGGCGGTGGCGCTGGATATGTGCCTTATCAGTCCGCAAGCGGTACAACTGCTTTTGTATCAAGCGGCACAACAGGGCAAGTTCTCACCAGTAATGGGACTAGCGCACCAACTTGGACAACTCCTGCTGGAAGTGTATCTCTAAGTGACGATACTACTACTAATGCAACTCGTTATCCTTTATTCGCTAATGCCACTTCTGGTTCAGTTACGACTGAATATACAAGCTCTACTAAATATCAGTACAACCCAAGTACAGGAACGCTTACAGCATCTGTATTTAGCGGTGCTGGCACAGGGCTTACAGGGACTGCATCTAGCTTGTCAATCGGCGGCAACGCTGCAACAGCGACTACTGCCACTTCTGCGACATCTGCAACTACCGCAACAAACTTGGCTGGCGGTGCTAACGGTTCTGTTCCTTATCAAACTGGATCAGGAGCAACCACTTTCCTTGCTGCTGGTACTAACGGTTATGTATTAACCCTAGCTGGTGGTGTACCGACTTGGGCTGCTGCTGCTGGCGGTTTAACCATTTCTGACGATACAACGACCAATGCGACTCGTTACCCATTGTTCTCAAGCGCCACAAGCGGATCAGTCAGCACCGAGTACACAAGCTCTACAAAATACACTTATAACCCATCAAAAGGCGATCTTTCAGCGCCTCAGACAATTGCTACAAATGGCTTACAAATCAATGCCAATACCAATACAGCTTCTTATACAATAGCTACTGGGCAAAACGCTATGAGTGTTGGCCCATTTACAACTGCTTCTGGAACATCAATTACTGTTTCTAGTGGCTCAAGATGGGTGATTCTATGAGTACGATTGTTCTATCAGGCGATACAAGCGGAGCTATAACTATAGCTGCTCCAGCCGTTGCTGGAACAAATACGCTTAGTTTGCCAGCAAATACTGGAACTTTAATTACTACTGGAACTTCCACAAGAGTTATTCCTGCTGGGGCTGTTCCTGCTGGATCAATTATTCAAGTTGTTCAAGGTGTTTTAACCTCTCAAGTTAGCTCAACTTCATCCACTTATGCAGACACAGGCGTAACTGCAACAATTACTCCTCAATTTTCAACTAGCAAAATATTAGTTATGGTAAACCATAATGCTTGTAGAAAAAGTGGTTCAGCAGACACAGAAATGGGCATTAAATTATTAAGGTCTGGTTCAGTTATAGCTAACATTGATGAATATGTAGGATGGACAGGATCAACAGCAAACAACGCTATTGGTTCATCTGATTTAATTTATTTAGATTCTCCTGCAAGTACATCAGCATTAATTTATAAAACACAATTTGCTAATGTGGCAGGAACAGGAACCGTTTATATAAATGTTACAAATAGTTTTGCGCCAACTTCTACAATTACATTAATGGAGATAGCGCAATGAACAAGCATGATGCTATTTATGCTTTATATCCTAATGTAGCTGTTATTCGTGGTGATGAGGCTTTTGATGAACAAGGAAATGCTGTTGTTTATGACGAACAAGCCATTTCTGACAAAGTAGCTTCAATGGCTTATATGTCAAAAAGAGCCGCCGAATACCCTGATTTTAGAGATTATTTAGATGGTGTTGTAAAAGGCGATCAAGCTCAAATTCAAGCTTATATAAATGCTTGTCAAGCCGTAAAAAATAAATATCCAAAAGGCGAGTAATGGCATCTACTATATCCGCAGGAACTACTGCAGGAACAGCATTAAATATGTCAGGGGATACCTCTGGTTCTTTGGTTTTGCAAACTAATGGTTCAACAACTGCATTAACTTTAGATTCTAGTCAAAATGCTAGTTTTGTTGGTTGGTTAAAATTTCCTGTTTATACAGTATCAGCATTACCAGCAGCAGGAACAGCAGGAAGAAGGGCTTTTGTTAGCAACGCATTAGCTCCTGTTGCTTTATCTGCGGTAGTAGGAGGAGGTGCAGTAACTGTGCCTGTTTATGACAATGGAACAACTTGGATTGTAGGATAAAAATATGAGTCATTATGCAAAAGTAGTAGATGGCAAAGTTACACAAGTAATTGTGGCTGAAGCCGATTTTTTTAACACATTTGTTGATACAAGCCCTGGCGCTTGGATTCAAACCAGCTACAACACTCGTGGTAATAAACATTACAATGCTCAAGGCGTAGAAGATACTTCTGCTGCTACTCCTGCTTTGCGTGGTAACTATGCTGGTATTGGTTACACATACGACCAAGCACACGATGTTTTCTATGCGCCACAACCTTTTCCAAGTTGGACATTAAATCAATCAACTTGGACATGGGAAGCGCCTATGGCTATGCCTGCAGATGGAAAACAATACAAATGGGATGAAACAACTAAATATTGGGTAGCTCTATGAGTCAATTAGTCTTTCAAGCAAACGCAGGCGGCACAATTACCTTAACTGGTGCTAATACCGCTAGCACAATTAATTTAAGCGTTCCAGCTATTAACGGAACTCTTTTAGTTCAAGATTCTTCTAATAACTTATCTGTTACCAATCTAACAGTAAGCGGAACATCAACTCTTGGCGGTACAGGGCAAACGCAGATTCCTGTAGGAAATACATCACAAAGAACAGCAACTCCTACTGTTGGCGTATTGCGCTACAACACCGATGGCGGTGGTTTTTATGAAGGTTATCAAGCTGGTAATTGGGTTAAATTTACTACCACTTCAGAATCTAGCTATACAGCTACCTATGTAGTTGTTGCAGGAGGTGGTGGTGGATCATCTCAAGGTGGTGGCGGTGCAGGCGGTTATTTAGCATCTACACTAACTTTTATTCCCTCTACTGTTTATACAATGGTCATTGGATCAGGCGGTTCATCAGGTGGAACAGGAAATAACAGTCAAATTACAGGAAGCGTAGTAGCTGTTGGCGGTGGTGCTGGTAATAGCGGAAATGGTGGTTCAGGCGGTGGATCTTATGGTGGCTCTGCTGGCAATTACGGCCCTGCTGCTGGTTCAGGTACAAGCGGTCAAGGAAATAACGGTGGAGTAGGCTATGGATACGCTGGTGGCGGTGGCGGTGGAGCTGGCGCTGCTGGTTCAAATGGTAGCCCTCCTGGAAGTGGATATGGTACTGCTGGTGCTGGTGGCGTAGGTTCATCAACCCTAATTACTGGTTCTACTATTTATTTAGCTGGTGGCGGTGGTGGCGGTGCAGGATTTGGTGGTACGCCTGCTTCTGGTGGTAATGGCGGTGGTGGCGCAGGAAGCACAGGTACTGGCACAAGTGGAACTGTTAATACTGGCGGTGGTGGCGGTGGTGGTGATGGCACAACAAGTAATGGTGGTTCAGGTGTAATCTATCTTTCTGTTCCTACAACTAACTACACAGGCACAACTACTGGTAGCCCAACTATAACTACTAGCGGTGCTAATACCATTATGAAATTTACATCTAGCGGAACATATACAGCATGACCACTTATCAATGGAAAATTAGTGAAATTAGCGCTGAAGAAGGCATTATTCTTCATGCTAAATATCATGTTACAGCCACAGATGAAGATGTTAGCGTAGAAACTGAGGGTAATTGGTGGTTCTCAGACAAGATCGTTAAAAAGCCTTTTGACCAAGTGCAAGAGCAAGATATTGCCCAATGGATTGAAAAAGAGTCTATTCAAGATGGCGTAAGCACGATAAAATTAGCGTTAGATAAGCAAATTGCAAGCCTAAAAAACAGCAATAAGTCTTATTTACCTTGGAATCCACCTGTCTTTAAACCAACTATTTGAGTAAAACATGGCAAAACCCATAGACATTATCAGTAGAGCGTTAAAAGACATCGGTGCGTTAGAGGCAGGGGAAACCCCAACTCCTGAAGCCGCTCAAGATGCTTTTGATATGCTTAACGACTTGTTAGATCAATGGTCTAACGAGGACATGATGGTATTTTATAAGTCTGAGATTGTATTTCCGATTGTTGCAGGGCAAACACAATATACGATTGGCCCAGGCGGTAATATCAACGCTAGCATCACAGGATCAATTTCAGGCAATATTTTGACTGTAACTGGGATTAACTCAGGAGCTGTAGTATTAGGGCAAACCCTAAGTGGTGCAGGCATTACACCTGGCACTACGATTACTGGCTTTTTAACAGGAGCAGGCAATAATGTTAATGAAGTTGGAACTTATAAGCTTAGTATTCCGCAGGCTGTTGCTTCTACTACTATTACTTTATATTATCAGCGCCCATTATCAATCTATTCTTCATTTGTTCGCATTAACACCAATTCAAACGGTGTTCCAATCGTAAACGGTGGTCTTGACTATCCTATTTCGATTTTGAACGTAGAAGATTACGAAATGATTGGTTTAAAGACGTTAAACGGCCCTTGGCCTAAAGCGTTGTACTACCAGCCATCAGAGATTCTAGGCAATATTTATGTATGGCCTAATCCAGCCCAAGGTGAAATGCATATGTTTGCAGACACCGTATTTACCAATTTTTTAACCTTAACTGACGATATTCCGTTACCACAAGGTTATAACATGGCAATGCGCTGGTGTTTGGCTGAACGCTTAATGCCGATGTATGGCAAAGCTTCACAGACTCAAATCTCAATGATTGCTGCTTATGCTGCACAAGCTAAAGCAACGATTAAACGCACTAATATGCGCCCTGTTCAATCTGCTCGTTTTGCTGATGCTATGCTGTCAAGTAGGCAAAAGGACGCAGGCTGGATCTTGAGCGGAGGGTTCTTTAGATAATGGCAGACTTTGGCTTTGTAGGCGCATCGTATACAGCACCATCTATTTACCAAGATGCACAAGAGTGTATCAATTGGAGGCCTGAAGTTGATCCTACAAAAGGTCAAAGCGAACGTGGTGTTGTAGCTCTTTACCCTACGCCTGGTTTAACATTGCAAGCTGTATTGCCTGCACAAGCATCTGTAAGAGGATTGCGTACTATTTCTGGTGGTAGTCAGTTAATAGCGGTTTGTGGCCCTTATGTCTATTCGTTAAATTCTGCCCTTAAACCATCTGTAATAGGTCAATTACAAACCAGCACAGGCCCAGTTAGCCTTACAGACAATGGTGTATATGTATACATCGTAGATGGCGCAAATCGTTATTCTTACAAGATTGGTACGCCTGCAACTGCAAACTTTCAAGGTTCAATTAGCGGCACAACATTAAACATTACTCAAAAAAGCCAGGGAACTATCGCAGTAGGTCAGCAATTATTTGGCGTAGGGGTAACACCTGAAACTGTTATTACAGCAGGAAGTGGCTTTAGCTGGACTGTAAACCAATCTCAGACCGTTTCTAGCACAGCAATGAATACAAGTGCTGCTGGAGCTATTTTTACAGGCTCAATCGCTTATACAGGCTCTGGAAGCACATTAGCTACAACTTTAACTGTTACAGCCGTATCATCAGGCACATTGTATGTAGGACAAACTATTCAAGGCGCAGGAGTAACTGCTAATAGCATTATTACTGCATTAGGCACAGGGACAGGCGGCACAGGAACTTATACATTAAATCCTGTAGCCCAAACTGTTAGCTCTGAAACAATGTATGCACTTAACTTTGCTACTTTACCTACAACTGATGGCGCATTTACAGGTGCAAACATAGTTGACATCGTTGATAACTATTTTATTTATAACGATCCTAATACCCAACAATGGGCAGCATCAGGTGTTTTATCCCCTATTACCCAACCACTCAGTTTTGCTGCTAAGTTTACCGCTCCTGACAACCTTGTATCGTTGATTGCAGATCACGGTCAAGTCTATTTGCTGGGCGAGAAGTCTAGCGAAGTATGGGCAGATCAAGGCACATTCCCATTTGCTTTCCAACGTATTCCTGGTTCATCAAGTCAGCATGGTATTGCCGCAGCACAATCAATAGCTCGTGTAGCCAATTCATTTGCCTATGTATCTCGCAATATTCGAGGTCAAGGTCAAATTATGATTATGAATGGCTATATGCCAACTCGTATTTCTACTCATGCCGTAGAAAATACATTGGTTAATCAAAAGATTGATGATGCTATTGCTTATACCTATCAGCTTGAAGGTCACGAAGTTTATGTGGTTACTTTTCCTACAATTGATATAACTTGGGCTTATGATGCAACAACACAACTTTGGCACAAATGGCTATATGTTGACTCTAATAATGTCTATCATCGCCATCGATCTAATTGCGCTGCTGTATTTAATAATGTTGTCATCGTAGGCGATTATCAGAATGGCAACTTGTACGAGTTAGATCCGGATAATTACACCGATAATGGTGACGAAATACGCAGATTGCGTAGAGCGCCTCATATTCTGACTGACTTACAACGTCAGTATTTTGACGAATTACAGATTCAATTTCAGCCTGGCGTAGGTATAAGTGGATTTTCAAAAGATCCTTACAACTACATTGGCACACCTTATACCATTGGCGCTAGCGCTACTTTGACAATTCCTTATCAAGTTATTGACGTTTTAGGCACATCTAACAATGCAAATCCAACTTTGACTAATCCACAAGCTATGCTTAGATGGTCAAATGATGGTGGTTCTACTTGGTCAAGGGAATATTGGCAAAGTCTTGGTCAACAAGGTAAATACAAGAATCGTGCAATTTGGCGCAGATTAGGCACAGCACGAGATCGTATCTACGAAGTCGTGGTTACAGATCCAGTTAAATGCGTAATCGTATCTGCGAACTTAAAAGGTAGCGAGGGTGAAAATTAATGGCTAACGTAATCTTTGGTGCTGGCGAAGGCAATCCGTATCCACAGACTGAGTTCTTGGATGAGGCTACTAAACGCCCTAGTCGCTCATGGCAGCAATATTTGCTTAATTTAGTCAATTTTACGTCTGCAACTACCGCTACAACAGGGTCGGCTACTTTACCAGCTAATCCTGTAGGCTTTATTAACATATCTGTTAATGGTCAACCATTTAAAGTGCCTTATTACAATGTCTAGTATTACTGAACTCGCTAAGAAAACGCTCGGCACATTTGAGATTGATTTAGGCACAGTCCATCATTTTTCTGATGGCCTATACGCTAAAGAAATGCGTATCCCTAAAGGCTATACAGCAATGTCGCATCAGCACCATTACAGCCATTTAAGCCTATTAGCTAAAGGTTCTGTGCTTGTGACCACAGATAATGACTCAAATAAATATGTTGCCCCTGCTTGTATTGAGATTAAAGCTGGCGTAAATCATGCGATTTTAGCGTTAGAGGACTGCGTTTGGTACTGTATTCATGCTACAAATGAAACAAATGCAGATAAAATAGATAAAATATTGATTAAAGAGGTATAAAATGCCAATCGGTTCAGTTTTTGCTGCTGTAGCAGCGCCCATTGTAGGTAATATAGTAGGTCAAACCCTAGGAGGCACGACTGCTGCACAAGGTCAACAACAGGGTGCAGGACAACAAGTTGCTGGTTTACAGCAAGGCGCACAAGCACTTAATACTGGCTTTCAAAATGCTGGCCCATACTTAACCAATGCTTACAATACTGCTAGCGGCTCTTATTCACCTTATACAGCTACAGGAACTGCCGCCACTACTGCTTTAAGCGATTTAATTAATAATGGTTACGCAACTAATCAATTTAATAATCAAGATCTAAATGCTCAATTAGCTCCTAATTATGCTTTTCAATTAGGTCAAGGTCAACAAACTACCAATGCCACAAATAATTCATTAGGCGGTATGTTAGGTGGCAATGCTTTACAAGGTTTGCAACAATATACTCAAAATTATGCTGGCAATGCTTATCAACAAGCATTTACTAATTATCAAAATCAAAGAAATTCGATTTTAGGCAATTTAGGAAATATAGCTGGTCAAGGACTTACTGCTACAAATAATTTAGCTGGAATAACTACTGGTTATGGTGGCTCAATGGCTAATCTCAATACTTCATTAGGTACTGCATTGGCTGGAAACTATGGTCAGCAAGGTACAGCATTAGGCGCAGGAACTGCTGGCGCAGCAAATACCTTGGGTGGCACTTATGCAGGAATAGGAACTCCATTAGGACAGTTAGCTGGTAATTATTTTGCACAACCTAATAGTACCGATCAAGCAAATCAAACAATGTCAAATGTAAACATGGGAATATTGCCTGCTGTGTCAAGTTCTTATCAATCGTTGCCAGGTTTAGATACTAGCCTTACTCAAAATTCTGGAGAATAATTATGGCTTTTGACGTTCAAGGTTTTCAACAACCTAATTATCAAGTAAACCCTGTTGCTGGCAATAAATATGCTCCGCAAGATGGAATGACACAGCTTAATAATTTGCTTGATTATCAAAGCAAAAACTTAGCTTTACAAAAGCAACAAGCTTTGCAACAACCGCAGATTGAAGCTGGAATTGCTGCATCACAACAAGCAAAAACTCAGGCAGAAGCATCTCAATTTGGTTTGCAAAAAAGCTATCAAACCTATGCTCAAGGTTTAGTAAATGGATTAATTAATGATCCAGACGTTATTAATGGAAATAAAGAAGGCATACTTAAAAAATTAACCGCAATTGAAGATTTTACTTCTGCTGTTGGTATGCCTAAACATCCATCAGGAGCTATTGAACAAGCTAGAAAATTAGCAGAATCTGATCCTACTGCTGTTCGTGATTATTTTGCATCAAGAATTGTTGGCGGAATGGAATCTGGCGGTCAAGCACAACAAGCATTAGTTGGAGCAGGACAACAACAACAAGTTGGCGGTCAAGATATTAGTGGAAACCCTACTATTTATCAACGTGATCGTTTTGGAAATATTGTTCAAACTCCATTGCCTGTCGGAGGAGCACAAGGTCAACCATTTTCAAATATGCGTATTAATCCTGGCGAAACGGCTGAAACAGTCCAAGGATTTCAAGCTGAACGTGCATTAGCAAAACAATCTGCTACTGCTGCTCAACCAGCACTTACAAATATTCAAACTGTTCGTAAGTTTTTGCCTTTGGCTCAAACAGGAAAATACTCAGAGGCTATTTCTGGTATGCAATCTGTTCTTGGTAATTTAGCTGGAGATACTGCGGAAGAAAAAGCGGCATCTGCTAGAGATATTATTCAAAAGAATATTGCTGATCTTGCAGCGCAAAAGAATTTAGCGTTGGGTGGCAAATTTGCCGCTGATTTAAATGCAGCTCAAGAATCAATTGCGTCTGCTGGTAAAAATCCAACGGCTATTTTGAAGTCTATGCAGCAACTTGAGCCATTAATTCAACATTCATTAAATTACCAACAAGGCCTTGAAAAAGTTATTGCAAATCCTCGTTATGGTATTCAAGCAAAACGCAAATACGACAATGAAATGATTGATGCTTTTGATCCACAAGCAATGATGGTTTATAACGCTTATAAATCAGGCGACACTAAAGATTTTGAATCATTAACAAAAGGTATGTCTGATACCAAAAAGCGTGAAATTTTAACTAAAATGAATAAATATAATTCATTAGTTAATGGAGAGCTATAAATGGATGATTTTGCTGCTGCACTTGGCATCAAGTCAGATGCTAAAACTCCATTTGATATTGCATTAGAAAAAGAAGGTGTATTAGGTACACCTAAAGAACATTTTATTCGTTCTTTATATCAACAAGAATCTACTTCTGGAAAAAATGCCACAACGTCAAATGCTGGAGCTGTTGGCGGTATGCAAATAATTCCTGATACATTTAAATCTATTGCCGATAAAAATTGGGATATAAACAATCCAGAACATAATTCTAGAGCTGGCATTAGATATGCCTCCCAGCTTTATGATATGTCAAAAGGCGATGAAAAGGCTGCTGCCGCTGGTTATTATGGAGGCCCTAATGGTCTTGTAAAAGCTCAAAAAGGTATAGCCGTTCGTGATCCTCGCAATCCTAATGCGCCAGATACATTGCAATATGGTCAACAAGTAGCTGATCGTGCAAACGTAATGCGTGATAATTCTGAATTTGAAAACGCTTTATTTGGATCAAAAGCACCACAAGAAGAAGCAAAAATTGCAAAAAAAGAAGAAAAAGATAAATTAAGTTCTTTTGCAGCAGGCTTTGGTGGCGCAATATCTAAAACTGGTGGCGCAATCGAACAGTTGATTGGCAAAGGTATTGGTTTAGTAGCGCCTGAAACAGGTCAAAAGATTGAGTCACACGCTCAAGAACAATTAAGAAAAACAGAAGAAATTACAAAACCATTTGTTGAAGCAAATCCCATGACTGCTTTAGCTGGTGAAGCTACAGGTTTAATATTAAATCCAATAAATAAAGTTATACCAGGTGGCGCACCTGTTGGCATGGCTGGAACTTTAGGTCTTGGGGCTGTTCAAGGCGCAGCCGTTAATGCTTTGACAACACCTGTAACTGATGAAAACAAACCATTTTTAACAGAAAAGTTAAAACAAGCATTTACAGGCGCAACAGCAGGAGCAGTAGGAGCAGGAGCGATTAAAGCCCTTGGTGGACTTGCAGAGCCAGTCACTAATGCTTTGGGCGATGTAGGCAAAAAAGCTGTGCAAACATTGCGTGATGCAGGCGTTCCTATTGATGTTGCTCAAGCAACAGGATCTGCATTTTTAAATAGAACTAAAGCAGCTTTAATGGACAATCCATTTACTGCTGGAAAAGAAGAAGCATTTGCTGGATTGCAGCAAGCTGCTTATAACAAAGCTATTGCTAGAACTATGGGAGAAGATGCTTCTGCAATTACCCCTGATGTAATTACCAATGCTAAAAATAGATTAGGCAATATTTACGATAATTTATTTGAAAAACATGGATCTAAAATTAGTGGTCAAGTTTATAAAGATTTGGCGGCTTTGCGTGATGATGCTATAACAACTTTGCCTGTAGCTGATTCAAGTGTTATTAAAGGTTTAGTTGATGACATCATTAATAAAGCATCTGCAAATAGAAGCACTTTAAGTGGCGATCAATATCAAGCATTTAAACGTGTTTTAGATAGAATGTCGGGTCAAAACTCAAATACATCTATATTTGCACAAGACATGAAAGATGTATTGTTGTCTGGCCTTAAAAATTCTATTAAAGATCCTAAAGACATTGAATTGCTTAAAGTTACAAATAAACAATATGGCAACATGAAAAAGATTGAAGATGTTGTTTTAAAGAATGTTGAAGGTAATGTAAGTCCATCTTTATTGTCAAATTCATTGGCAACCAAAGCAAAACGTAACGCTATCTATGCAGAAGATTCTCAATTAGCTGATTTGGCTAGAGCTGGTAAATTAGTTTTAGAGCAAAAATTGCCTAATAGTGGAACAATGGCTCGTTTTTTAGCGCAAAGCCCTATTACTGCAGCAATTAAAGCTGGGCATGGAAAAGTTGCACAAATGGCAATGAATAACCCTGCAATAGCTAAATACTTAGAACAAGGTGTATCACCTGGAGCATTAAGAACGATGCTTCAAATTCCACAAATGGCAGGCGCTTATGTTCCACAATACGCTGCAAAACCTGGCGCTGCTGGAGCAATTGCACTTAGAGAATTAATTAATACTAGAAATAGGGAACAACAATGACCGTCTTACTATCCCCAATAGGTAACTCAGTTACCCCATTCTTTAATAACAATGGTGTTTTATTGTCAGGTGGTTATATCTATACCTATCAAGCTGGATCATCTACACCATTAACTACTTATACAGATAATGGCGGATCTATTCCCAATGCAAATCCTATTCAATTAGGAACAAATGGTATTCCCCCGTTTGAGATTTGGCTTACATCTGGCACATCTTATAAATTTGTTTTAACTGATTCAACAGGTTCTACTTTACAAACTTATGACAATATCTATGGTATCCCTGCTGGGACTTCTAGTTCTACTAACGTGCCTAGCGGTGGAATTATTATGTGGTCAGGATCAATCGGTTCTATACCAAGTGGCTATGTCATTTGCGATGGTACTAATGGAACTCCTAACTTAGAAGATTCTTTTGTTTTAGGCGCTGGTAATACTTATGGAGTAGGCAATACAGGCGGCTTTGCAAGTTCTGGTGTAATGACTTCAGGAGCTACAAATAAACCACTTTACTATGCGTTAGCGTATATACAAAAGACATAATTATGACTGAGCTTGATCCAATCAAAGTAGGGGTAATGTGGCAAAAGGTAGAGGCTATGGAAAAAGAAGTTGCTGAAATGCGCCACGACATTAAAGAATTGCTTGCTATGGCTAATAAAGGTCGTGGTGGCTTTTGGGTTGGCATGATGGTTGTATCAGGCATTAGCTCTCTCGTTGGATTTATTGCTCATTATTTCAGCGCAAAATGAACGAAATATTTACCCATATTCTTACAGGTAAAGATAATAAAACTCACGACATTGCTCGTTGGGCGTGGTTCATGGGTTTTATAGTAGTTGCTGTAGCAGCAATTTATCTTATTTATGTAGGCAAAGAAATTAGTCTTACTGAGCTTGCAGGCGCTTTAGGTATTGTATCGGGATCAGGCGCAGCTTCAGTAGCAGGCAAACACATGGCTGGCGCAGAACCACAATGAGCTACATTCTTTACCCATTTTTTGTTGTTATTAACTTTGTCGGTACGGTTTTAACTTATCCATTGGCTTTTGTAGTGGTTTTATTTAAAAACAACAGTATTGGATGGCTTAATAACGCTACCCAATGGGGTGAAGGCCCACGCCTATTAAAGTTTTTGTCTTGGTTTCAAACCCCTGACAATAGCTTAGATGGCGATGCTGGATGGCAAGCTAAACACAGTCATTCTTGGTGGTCTAGAGTTCAATGGCTTTGGCGTAACCCTTTTTATGGTTTTGCAGTAAAGACTTTTGACGGATCTAGCGGCATGAGCTATTCAGGCGATTTAGATTGCAGCCCTACAAAGCCAGGCCATATCCTAGTTAAAGGTCATGGATTGTGGCAATATGTCTTATATAAGACTGTATTTAGCAAGTGTATATACTTGAACTTTGGCTGGAATATTAAAGCTCTTGTAGAGCCAGGTTTCATTACCCCTGACCAATGGCATGACAACACCGCTTTAATTAAGAATTATCCAGCTACTTTTGCATTTTCACCAAGGATAATTTAATGTTTCCATTACCTACACTTTTATATGTCAAAATTGGCGTTGCTATTACTCTTTTACTTAGTTCCTTTGCTTGGGGTTGGCATATACGCAATGTGGACTTTACTGAATACAAACTCAATGTTGAAGCTGCCGCCAAAGCGCAAGAAGCCCATGTCGAATCAATCAAAAAACAACACGAACTAGTAACCAAAGGAATACAAGATGATTATGATGCGAAACTTGCTGCTGTTAGGAATTATTATAAATCTACAAGCTTGTGGAACAACAATGGTCGCAGCACCATGCCCGGCATTACCACAGCCCCCAGCATCTCTGATGTTGTCACCGCCTACAATGTTCTTGCTGGACAATGCGCTCAAACCACAGCCCAAGCCGTAGAACTGCAAAAGTGGATTAATGAGCAGATTGGCATTAAATAATGGATACTTTAGACATATTAGCTAAGATATGGCCTTTGTTATTGGCATTTGTGTCATTAGTTATTGTTTTAGCTAAAACCGATAATCGTGTCGCAGTATTGGAAGAAAAAGTCAAAGTCTTGTTTGAGCTTTGGAACAAAAATGCAAAATAACTTTGATAAAAGCCTTGCCCTTGTTTTAAAGTCAGAAGGTGGTTGGGTAAACAATCCTGCTGATCCTGGCGGTGAAACCAATCTTGGCGTAACCAAAAAAGTCTGGGAAGAATGGGTGGGGCATGAAGTTAAGACTATGAAAGACTTAACTCCTGCTGATGTAGCGCCTATGTATAAGGCTAAGTATTGGATGGCTTGCTATGCGCCACAATTAAAAACAGGCATTGATTACGCTTTATTTGATGCAGCAGTCAATATGGGAAGTGGCAGAGCTATAAAACTGTTACAAGAGTGTTTAGGTTGCGTTCCTGATGGCACGATTGGCCCACGCACCTTGCAACTTATAGATCAAAAAAAGCCACAAGATGTTATAGAAGCATTTAGTAAGCGTAAAATAGACTTTTATGAATCTTTAAACAAGCCTCAGTTCATTAATGGCTGGCTTAAAAGAGTAGAGCAAGTTAAACAAAACGCATTAAATATGATTGGAGAAGCAAATGGCAACTAATTTTAAAATTACCGGCAAAGAACATAAATCACCTAAAGGTCACTATGTTAAAGAATCGCCACATCGCATTGAGAAAGAAGTAGAGCGCTTGGAAAAGAAGCTAGACAAGCATATTGCTTTGCCTATGGAAAAAGCGCACCACGCTGAAAGCCAAAAAGAAGCACCGCTTCCCAATATGCGTAAGTATTAAAACTGCTGGGTTAAATCAGCAATTTTGAACATTGTGATAGGGCAGTTATAAAACAGCTCCCCTTTATTAACATATTTGTTATGGACTTCAACCAATGGGCAACTTGCTATCCGATCTGCTTTTACCCAATAAGCACGAGATAAGTCCTGAGTTAAGGCAAAAAATAAAGTCGGCAGACCTTCTTGAAATAGCTTGTCTTTGCGTTGCGCTGCG